ATTTTACTATTTTAGAAATAGAGAAAAATAAACAGGTTGTGAAGTATTTGTGATAAATCACTAGGCCGGCACTAGTGGTTGATACAAATATTAAAGTAAAAGCGCTCTAAAACTGTGGGAATTCAACCCAATCTGTATAGTTCACTAAAATGACCTATATTTCAGGCTAGTGTTTAGTGAGTAATACCAGAATCAGTTTCGAGGAGCCTTATCAGTATCTTAAGTAATAATTTTGTGCATAAGAAAAATTCATGCAATATCAATGCATGCTTAGTCGCACTAAAGAGTCCATTGACGTGGCCATAAAACTATAAGGTAGATACAAGTTTTCAAGACTTGTACAAGTTTCAATAATTTTCTCCAAAGCAAGTTGTGTTGTAATATTAATTCCGAAACGATGTTGATACAAAATACGATCATCAGGACATATAATAACAGGTTCGAATTTTTCTTGCTCAAGATATTTTTCCAATTGTTGATCCCACCAACGTGTTGATACTTCATGTAACATGGGTCCAAAACCTATGAGTGAAATTATTTTAGAACACAAAGGACCAAGTATGGGTGTATGTTTTCCAAGTACATAAGTTGACATTACCTTCATTCTTAATAAAGCTATTAATTTTGGTTTCTTGGCATAAAAATAAGTGGGAGAATGAGTCCAGGCAAGTCTAACAATTTGTTCAGGGGGCAAAAGTGCGTGGTCAGTAGTTAATGAAAAAATATTACCACAAAAATCAGTATCTTCCAAATTAGTATGAATCTTCATTTTAATATCAAAACCTAAATCTTGAAAATCATTGGGTGCAACATTCATAGAATCCATGCCAAAAATTCCATCATCCCCTTCAACAAAACCATCTAATTTGATGCCATTTATATGGGCAATAAACAACATATTCATCAAATTTGAAAAACCATTGGCTAAGGATGTCCACATTTCTCCACTCATCCTAGCACCAACAACACGGGCAGTATAATAATTGGACATTAATTTGTCAGTGCGGGGTTTATAAGTAATTGCTCCATTATCAATATTAACAGAATAATAACATTTCATCACAGTGTCTAATACACGTGGATTATTTTTAAATATGTGGCGCCATAAAGCACATTCCACAACATCAACATAAGTTGGATCAAAAGAACCTTCAAAAGAAGAATAATCAGTTTCCAAGAAATAAGGATATTTTTTAAATTTTTGAATCATTT